GCGAGAAAGAAGATTACCAGATGACATGGTAAAACAGATGTGGAGCTCAGTTCAAAAAAACATGGGTAGACTGCAAGGTATGTTTGGCAAAAATAATTTTATAGTCATTGACAACAGTATGGATCAAAGAGATAAAAGTGCGGAACAACTTTCCACAGTTGGGAAATCAGTGAATCAATTTTTATCAGACCCTCCTACAAAGCCACTTGCTCAACGTTGGTTAGACGCACACAGCGATTAAGTATGGAACCAGTTGATCTACAAAAGCTAGCCGGAATACTAGATAAAAACACAGAAAGTATGGGAGAAAATCTCACTGTCACTGCTAGCGAAAAAGCTGAATATCAAAAACAACATGCTATACAACCAGGCACAGAAGAGTGGTTTAGATTGTGGTTTGCCCAACCGCGATTAACGGGCGAGTCGCCTTTTGGCATAAAGTAGCAGTGCTCGGGTTGATCGCTAGTGATATGTAGCAACCTAATGCAAAGATGACAAATTTGTTCGATCGTCCACTGCACTGTTAATGTATTTAGTACCTAACACAATACTAGGTATTTTCAACTGTCATTATACACCTAAATAAGTAATGTGATGGTAAAACCAACAATACTTATATGTGGCGATAGTTTTTGTGCTGATTGGCGAATAGAATATCCAGATTCACAAGGATGGCCCACCCTGTTAGAAAAACATTTTGAAATTCACAACGTTGGTCAGTGCGGATGCGGTGAATATAAGATTGTTAAACAATTATCAAACAAAAACCTAAGCAATTACGATATGGTTATTGTAAGTCATACCAGTCCTTATCGCATGCATACAAATTTTCATCCTGTTTACAGTAATAGGTACAAAAACTCGTTGCACTTAAATGCTGATTTTATCTACAGCGATGTCGAAGCACACTGTAAAAATTATCCAGAGCTACAACCCATAAAGAAAGTTTTTGAAAATTATTATGATTTAGAACAAGTTAATTTTGTATATAAGTTGACAGTACAGCATATTGAAAGTATACTAGCAGAGTATGCTGTATCAGTGTTGCACATGAATCACATTGATTTTAGCCAGTTTTACCAACCTTTCGACACAATGTGTTTGAAAGATACATGGAACAAACACAAAGGGCTGATTAACCATTACAGTAACAAAGGCAATGAAATCATTGCAAACAAGGTACTTGAGTATTTTAACAAACATTAAGGTAGTAAAATGGACGGAAAAGTTTTTAATCCAGAAGAAAAAGCAAAAGTTACACAAATTATCAACGAAGGCATGCAAGTTTTAACAGAAGTTCAAAGTCTCAATGAAGGCTTGAATGACACTGTTAAAGCAGTAGCCGAAGAACTTGATATCAAACCCAGTGTCTTAAAAAAAGCAATAAAAGTTGCTCACAAATGCGAACTGCAAAAAACACAGGAAGAACAAGAGCTTCTTGAAACACTGCTTGAGTTAGCAGGTCGCACACTTTAATGTTTGAAATTTTTTACAATCACCATAAACCATTGGTTTTTGTTGGCACTACTGGTCTGAACAAACAGCTAGCAGAAAGCCTTGACCAACCGGTGGTTGTAATCAGTTTAGAAGAAGCAAAAAAGAAAAACAAAAACTGGATAGATGATCATCAGTTTATGTGTGTCACTGGTGATTACAATCTTAAAAAACAAGTCACTGATTATTTGTCTAGCTACAATGCCAGCTATTTTAGTATGATAGGCAAAAACAATTTAATCACACCGGATGTTAAAATTGGCAAAAATACCTTTATAAACAACTACAACGATTTACTAGGTGCTCCATTGACAATTGGAGATCATGTTATCATAAGTTGCTTTTGTCAACTAGGTCGTGATGTGGTAATCAAGGATTATTGCCATATTAGCAGTTACGTATATGTTAACAACTGCCATGTAGGAGAAGGCACCGCATTGGGCACTCGAGCCAGTGTGTTAGGACCAAAGCTCTCTGACAATGATACAAAACATATAGCACCCATGTGTAATTTTTTAGCAAACAGTGTAATAACTAAAAATATTACCGAAACAGGAACCTATTTTGGCAACAAGAGATCTAACAAGCTATCAAGAGAACAGTACAGAATTATCTAGGTTCCTCAATGGACTGAGAAAAAATGTTGATATACATTGTGCTAGTAGACAGGCTATATGTGATATCCAATATTTAAATTTTTGCAACCTAAGAAACAGTTTAACTGAACAACAGCATGAATGGGCGTTCGGAACCAAAGATCCGGTTTGGCTTGACAAGTTTCACAAAGTTGTGCCAACGCATTCTCCTGAGGAGTTATTGCAATTACAAAAAAAACACCCGCCATTTGGATTGTTTCAAAAAGGACCTATACTGGTAGAAAACAGTGGCAGTACCACAGAGAAAAGAAGACTGCCTTTTAATCTATCACAATGGATACAGTATGTGAGCCCTGCGGCAAGAGGACTAGCTCATTACGGAATTGACCATACTGATGTTATACTAACCACAGATGTTGGCAGCACACAAGCAGGCTATCGTACTATTGAAGAGGCAGCAACGTGGTATTGTTCAAGTACAGTAATCAATGAACGCAGTGCAAGTTTGCCAAGAAAATTAACCACCATGGAAGAGTACGGTGTAACAGTGTTTGTAGGCAATGGTCCAAAAATTGAAAGAATAATGAAGATGCTTTCGCATTCCAATCTTGCCAACCAATTGAAGTTGATAATTATCACAGGAATTCCCACAACAAAAACAAAGCAAATCGAAGACACATTTGGCTGTCCAGTAACTGATTATTACGGGAGCAGCGAAATGGGTCATACATACTACAAATGCAAGCACAATCAACGTCACGTTCACGTAGATTTTGTTAGTGTTATTCAAAAACAAAATAAATCTTTGTTTAGCAATATTGCAACACTTCCTATATTCAATTATGACCTAGGAGATGAGTTGCATTATGAATGGAATGGACGCTGTGATTGTGGGTCATTTTTACCAGTGGTAACACACTTTAAAACCAAAGATTTTTCACATATTAACAAGGAGTAATTTTTATTATGAAATTTTTAGCAATTATTTTTACAACTCTCTTGGCTAGTAATGCGATGGCAAAAACACAGGTGCCTGTGTACTGGCCATTTAGCATTGGCAATGTACAAGCTCAGGCTGTAAGGGTGTTATTGGATGCTGTCAATGAAGCAAACTTAGATCCAGACTATCGTTATGTACAGGCTCACAAGCCAGGTGCCGGCAGTGCTATTGCCGCTCGACGAGTAGCACAGCAAAATGGTGCAGAACTACTGTCAGTGAGCAGTAGTTATTTTATTCGTCCTCTATTTTATCCTGAAGACAGTCATGCAGTAGCAGATTTACAGCCAGTGGTGCGTATAAGCACCAACCAACCAGTGTTGATTGTAGGCAAGCCTGAATATCAGTCACTTGCTGATCTTCAGAACAAAGAAAGTGTAACAATTGGCATGATCAACGGATCGGTTACCAACTTAATTGCGGCAACAGTGCAAACTGGCTTGCCTAAAACTAAACTAATCATGGTACCCTACAAAGGCACAGTAGAACCCATGCTTGATGTAATCGGCGGTAGTTTGGATCTCAACGTTGGGTTCATCGACGAAGCAGAAAAGCATAAAAAAGCAGGCAAGGTCAGCATTGTGGGTGCAACTGGCACAGAGCCTGTAAGAGGCAATGCTACCTTTGTACAACAAGGTGCTACCAAGTTTGCAGACATCAATCTTGAATATTGGATTATGACAGACGCAGACGTTCCAGAAGAACGTGTACGTGAACTACATGCCATGTTTACAAAGCATTTGCAGGCTGGTGCACCTTATTGGGCAAAAGACGAAGCACAAGTTGTTGCTTTAACCTACGAAGAAACAGTGGATCACTTTTGGGCTCAAGAAAAGTTTTGGAGAGAATTAAAAGCAGAGCTACTACCAGAATAAACTCAAGGATGGAGACACCGAAATAATTGTGTCTTCATCCGTTGCTAAATATTCAACAAAGTGTTATAATACGAATCGTAACCGTAAGTTACATGAACCAAGGTCAGTGAGCCATAATTCACAGGAGAAAAATGAGTTACATAGACGCACTATATGATCGTAACAAAGATCGAATTCACATTGTGGAAAGGGTAGACGGCGAACGTGTTTATCAAGAATTTCCAGCAAACTATGTGTTCTACTACGATGACCCCAAAGGCAAATATCGCAGCATATATGGTACACCAGTAAGCCGATTTGCAACTCGTAACAGCAAAGAATTCCACAAAGAAATAAAAATAAACAGTGGAAAGACAATCTACGAAAGCGATATAAATCCAGTACTAAGATGTCTTGCAGACAACTATCAAGGAGTTGACGCCCCTCAGCTAAACACAGCTTTTTTTGATATTGAGGTGGACTTTGACCAAGAACGTGGTTACAGTTCACCCAATGATCCATTTAACCCTATTACATCAATAACAGTTTATTTGGACTGGCTGGATCAGCTTATCACTCTAGCAGTTCCTCCCAAACACACAAGCAAAGAAACTGCTGAAGAACAGATAAAAGATTTTGATAACACTTTCTTATTTTGGGACGAAGGCGAAATGATCAGCACTTTCTTGGATATTATCGAAGATGCTGATGTGCTAAGTGGCTGGAACTCAGAAGGATATGATATTCCTTACACTGTACAACGTTGTACTCGTGTGCTCAGCAAAGATGATACTAGACGTTTTTGCTTGTGGGGGCAGTTGCCCAAACAAAGAACTTTTGAGCGGTTTGGAGCAGAAAACATCACGTTTGACTTGATAGGTAGAGTGCATATGGACTATATGCAATTGTACCGAAAGTATACCTATGAAGAACGTCACAGTTACAGTCTAGATGCAATTGGTGATTATGAAAACCTAGGCAGTAAAACAGTGTATGAAGGCACACTGGATCAACTTTACAATCAAGATTTCAAAAAATTTATTGAATACAACCGCCAAGACGTTGTACTGCTGGCAAACATTGATAAAAAGCTAAAGTTCTTGGATCTTGCAAACACATTGGCACATGAAAACACTGTGTTGTTGCCGACTACAATGGGTGCTGTTGCAGTAACAGAACAAGCTATTATCAACGAAGCACATCGCAGAGATATGGTGGTACCCAACAGGAAACAACGACTCACAGACGAAGATACACAGGCTGCCGGGGCTTATGTTGCTTATCCTAAAAAAGGCATTCACGAGTGGGTAGGCTCCATTGATATTAACAGTCTATATCCCAGTACAATTCGTGCATTAAACATGGGCCCAGAAACCATTGTTGGACAACTGGTTCCTTACATGACCGACAATCGTATCAATGAAAAAATGCGTAATGGATCCAGTTTTGCGGCCGCATGGGAAGGATTGTTTGCCAGTTTAGAATATACTGCTGTTATGGAACAACAACGTGGCACAGAAATCACAGTACGTTGGGTAAACGGAGAAGAATCTGTTCACAGTGCATATGAAATATGGAAAATGATCTTTGACAGCCACAGCAATTGGATGCTCAGTGCAAACGGCACTATTTTTACAGGTGACGTTGAAGCAGTTATTCCTGGTTTGCTAGAGCGGTGGTACGCAGAACGAAAAGAAATGCAGGCAAAACTCAAAGACTGTACAAACAAAGCAGACGAGGAATACTGGGACAAGCGACAACTTGTTAAGAAGATTAACTTGAACAGTTTGTATGGTGCTATTCTTAATCCAGGCTGTAGATTTTTTGACAAACGCATCGGACAATCAACCACACTCACTGGCAGAAGCATTGCCAAGCACATGGATGCATATGTAAATCAGTGTATCACAGGAGAATACGATCATTTAGGCAAAGCAATTATCTATGGCGACACAGATTCGTGTTACTTTAGTGCTTGGCCA